TCTAAAGCTTCTTTAGCGTTAGCAATAGCGGCTTCTCTTACAGATTTAGCTTCAGCAATAGCTTGCTTGAATAAATCCTTGTTTGCCATTTTTAAAAAAAATTTGATGTTCGTACGATTATTTAGAATCGTAATGTGAAGTTATATTTTGATAGATACACTATGAGAGTGTATATTTACTTATATAAATATATACGAATTACAAAAACCTATACAGCTGCTAGGATTTCTTTTCCTATTGCGGCTATATCTCTACCTTTTAATGCTGATTTTGTCATTGATAAAGCAGCAGATCCTACGTCTGCACCTCTAATAGCATCTAAAGCACCTATACCTGCTTTTACTCCTAATGATGCTAATACTGCTATAAATAATCCTTTTGCTATAGTTTGTCTTTTAGCTTCATCTTTTACAAAAGGTTTAATAACAGTAGCAATTACATTTACCATTGCTTTCTCATTATCATGAGCCCAGTTATGTATTGCATCTGCTTTATCAGCTGCTTTTTCGAATCCGTACTTTCTAAGTACTTTTCCTGTGTATTTACCCAATATATCGATAACTGTATTAGAAGCTAGTAGCCACCCTAATAATGAGGCAGGATCGAGGAATTCATTTAATTCCCCATCTTCCATCTCTTTATCAAGAGCAGCTTTTAATTGAGCAGCTAATTGCTGTTCTTCGCTTTCTAATAAGATATCGTGAAGTTTCATTATGCTCTCAGTATATCGTTAATAATAGAATCAAGGTTAGTATATTTAAATACTTTTACCTTACCTTCCTGTAACGATACTGGATTCATAAATGCACCGTGAGTAGAAGGATTAGATACAAAGTCCCAGCATACTAATTCAAAGTCTGGTTGTACCTCTAATTGACCTTCATTTGTTTGTTGAACTGATCCAGTACCTCTAGATGAAATACCAATAGTATGACCAGCTTTAATAATTTCTTTTACAATGTTACCTGCAGGAGTATTTAGTAACTCTACTTTACCCATTAAGTCATCTCCCTTCCAATATAGATCTTTTACTATATGTGAAGCATTCTTTAATGATACTACAGGGGATTCTGGATGATCTAATTCACCGAAAGCATTACCTCTCTTTACGAATTCATCCATATATTTCTTAGCTTCTCTTTCTAAGATTTCTTTTTTATATACACGACCGTTTTGGTTCTCTGCAGATGCTCTCTGCATAACACCTTCTACCTCGAATACTCCAGGCTTGTTTTTAGACTCTCTAATAGTCGGTCTAAATGGTGTTACATCTACTAATAGTTGTGCCATGTTATTTCTTTTTTTCGTTTACCGGGCTATAAACTGTTTGCTTAGGAGCTTCTTGTTGTACGTAGCCTCTGTCAATATCATCTTGAGATATTCTCTTTACTTGAGGCATCTTTAAACCTCCGTGAAATTGAGCTTTAGTAATAGGTCTTAAGTCTTTTTTGAAAGCATTTTCAATTGAAGGAGTAATAAATGCTCCTACTTTTAATCCTTCTTCATTTTTTACTTCACCTAAGTCATCATAGATCTTTTGAATCTTATCTCTAGTCTTCATATAGAAAGATTCAATCTCCGTTACAATATTTTCTAATGCTATTACTGCTGGTTTTAAACCATCAAAAGAATCGTACTCATCTGCTATTCTAGATAATTCATTAGTAGCTGCTTCATTTATCATTTCTTCTTCAAGTGACTTAGTTATAATAGCTTTTACTGCTTCTTTTAATGTTTCATTTTTTTCATTAACATCAAAAGGATTAACAGGTCCGTCAGAGTCCATATAAGCTTGAATTACTTTTAGACTTAACATATACTCATCTGCAATACCAGCGATTACTTCAGCAGCTTCTTCTCTTTCTTCAAATCCTGATTCAGCAGCTCTATCTTTAATAATACCTTTGATGATATCCATATCACCTCTACCTTCTTTTAATCCTCTGATTTTGCTTTTATCTCTACCTTTAAATCTAGAAGGTTCAGAATCTATTTTAGGATTACCTTTTCTATCTACAGCTAATTCATCTACATCCTTACCCATAGCTTTTTTGATAGCCTTATCTTTGGCTGCCATATAATCATCTGTATCAACATCTCCATCTCCGTCATGATCTTTTCCTTTCTTTTCATCTACAGAGTCTCTATTAATAGTTTCAAAATGATCATATTCATCCCAAACAGCTTCAATATCATTATAATCTATATCTCCAGAGAAGATATCATCTTTATGAGTTTTAATAAAGCTTAATGCATCATCAGTAGAAACTTTATACCCTGATTTAGGATGTCCGTCTTTAGTTAAGAAATCTATAATTTTTCTAAGAACCATCTTTCTATCATGGTTAGATGCTCTTTGTCCTGGTATACCTGGTTCAGTTGGAATAGCATCAGCTTCTGCCACTACTCCCATCTTATCCATAATTTGGTCTATCATAGAACGTATACCTGTATTCTTTATTGTAAGCCATTCATTAGATTCATCATTCCAAACATATCCATAATCAGCTCCAAACTTATCAATCTCTTCAGCTACCTCTCTAGCTCTTTGTTCTGGGTCAGCTGGTAATTTTAACTTACCTGGTGCTTCTTGATGTGTTTGAGATATTTCTCCTGTATCAGCATCCATACCAGTAATATAGCCTTTCATTGCTATATCCTTAGCTGCATCATCATTATTATAATGAGCTTCTAATCCTTTACCTAAATTAGAAGGATAGCCATCGTAATGGTTGTATGTAGTAGTTAGAGTATCACCTGCTAAATAACCAACTAATGCTCTAGTTCCTTCAACTAATCTTTCTTTTCTTTCTTTTAACGTAGCTTTTTTCATATCGTTAAAAGTATCTTTTTCTAGCTTTCCTCTTTTAGTCTCTTTGTAACCGTCATGCTTATCGACTTTAGAAGATTCTCCAGATATAAGATTGTAATAATGTAAAGGATCTTTTTTAAGATTTTTTATAGCTTTCTTTTTAGCTTTAGACTGATCCTCAACTGATATAGATTCTTGAGACATTAAACCCATTGCTTCGAGTTCGATGTCGATAGCTCTTCTTAATGAATCATCTGAGTATTTAGAAGTATCATCTTGTTCAACTTTAATTTCGTTGATTAAGTTATAATTTTTTAGAATCTGTACAGTATCATCATATCCATTAGATGGAGATAAAAACTGCGGGAATGCTAGTTTCATCTGTCTGATGAACTCAGGCTTTGCCATCGTACCTTCATTGACGGCTCTATATTTTTCTTGTGCGGTTACTTGTCTCATTATACTTCTTTATATCCTTGTTTTTTAAGTGCCTTTTTAGCTCTCTTATCCTTGCCAAACGCAAATGGGGTAGTATACCCAGGAGTGGCAGAGGAAGTGTTAGCTTCGTCTAATTCTTGTAATACTTCTCTAACTAACTGAACTAAATCAGATCTCTTCATATTATAGAGATTTTAGTTCGTTAACTAAATCGTAATACTGCATTAAATTAACTAAATGATTATCAGTAATTCTCTCTTTTTTAGTAAGAGGCACAATTGCTTTAGATACTTCATCTAGTTTGATTTTTACCACTTCGTCTTTAACTTTAGAAGATAACTTACTAACTTCTTTAGATATTTTATCTAATTCTTCGTTAATAATATTGCGTAAACGTGTTTGTGAGTTAACCGAAGTAATAAATTCTTTTAATATGTTTTTCTGTGCTGGTAGAAGATCTTTATAATTTTCATTAAACTTCTCCAGTAATATCTTAAAAGTAAGAAGTTTTAAGTCTTTATCATACTTAGAATACTCTTCAATTAAAGTATCTTTAACTTCTTCCTTATTTTGTTTCTTAGTTGTTAGATGCTCTAATAATGTAGATTTAAAGTTAACCAAGTGTATTGGGTCAACTATTTGATCATTATTTTGAGCTTCAAGTAAACAGTATAATGATGCTAATGCTTTGTAATCAGGTGTCTGAATAGCAAAGAATTCATCAATATTATAACCCTCCTTAATAGAAGATATTAAGTCATATTTTTGTTTTCTTAAAACTTTTTGATCTAATTTTCTAGAAATTTCTGTTATTGTAGACAGAATTGTTTCAGCCTTATTTTGGCCTATACCTTTATTCTTTAGAATGAATTCATAAAGTTTGAACTCACGCACTAAAGCTGTTTTACCTGTGAAATGCTTTTTAATAATAGAAACCGCTTCAGACTCTTTATTATTAAGAGTATCCGCAGCTATCTGCTTTACAAGCAATTCAAAGATAAGACCAGTATTTTTATACTTTGAATGTTTTATTTTCATTATACACGTTTACTATATATAAATATGCGTTAATTACCTAAATCCTTAATATTGTCTTCTTTAAGCATATCCGCCTCATCAGCTTCCTTAGCATCGAATACAATATTCTTTAGCATATCCTCATTTTTGGCATAAACAGATTTAGTTGAAGTGTTTTCCATTACGTTTTCATTATCGGATGGAAAACCTCCATGCATACCGTGGACCCCTAATGGATCACGTCCTCCCATCGGATTATCATTAGTTCCGTATACAGAGGCTTTTTCTCTTGGTCTACCGCCTTCAGGGCCAGGTTGACCCCATTCTTGGTCTTTTTCTACTTCTGAATATCCTGGTGGTAAAGCTCCTGGTTCTCCACCTTTAGGAGTTGCTACTGATCTTCTTCCGTACATAGAAGCTAAATCATGTGGCGTACCGTAAGTCATACCAGACTTAGCAGGATCATTACCTTCACTTTCTATCTGTGCAATTCTAAATGCACGTTTAGTATCTTCTCTAACAAGATCTCTCATTTCAATATACTGATCTTCAGACATACTGAATATATTCTCATAAATGTAATCTGTAGAGAACATTCTAGTATCTTTCATCTGAGCAGCTAAATCTACTTTTTCTTTAAGTAGAGCTACTTTTTCCTGATCAAAGATAATAGAAGGAGTAGATAATTTAATTTCAAAATTAGTTAATGATTCTCCAGTAAAACCTTGTGTGTATAAATGTACTAGTGCTATTCTTGTTAGCTCAGATTCTAGTATCTTTTGTATTCTTTCTACTGTTCTAGCGAATCTAATATCTTCAGCTGCTAAAGTAGCTTTACCTTGTAAGTCACCTTCGTAACCAAAGTAAGCTTTAGGAATTTTTAATGCAGCAAATAACTTAGATTGTAAATATTGAACGTCCGTAGTACCGTCATAATCTAAACCTTTAGTAGTTTCAATTCTAGTAGAGTTATCTCCACCTCTAACAGGAAGATAGAAATCTTCCATCATATTCTGCATATTGAACTTAAGGTTATATTCTCCTGTATTTTGATCTACATAAGGAGTTTTTTTCATTGTGTTGATAGTCTTTTGCATAAACTGATCAACTTCTGTTGGAGGAATTGAACCAACATTTATATAGAACATTCTCTTTTCTGGAGCTCTCATGATTCTATGAATCAACATTGCATCCTCCATTAAATTAACCTGCTTATAGATTTTTCTAGCAGGCTCTAAATAAGAACGTCCATAAGGTAAGTAAGAAGTATCTGATAATAATCTAAAATGAGCTATCTCATAATTATCAAATGTGATTGACTTCTGATTTGGTCTTTTTCTATAGTTAGGATCTGATGCTGCAGTAATACCATCTGGTTCTAATTGAAAGTAAACCTTAGCAGGATTTTCAGGATCAGTTCCTTCATGTCTAATCATATGATAGACAGTATATGGTAACACGTTATATACTCCGAACTTCTCTGCTATTTCTAGCTTTAGGAAAAAGTCTCCGTATTTAAGCATATTACGTGTCCATGACCATAAATTAAACTCAACGTTTAATACGTCATAGAAGAGGTTATACAACACTCTTTGAATATTTTCATCAGATGATTTTACAGTAACTATTTCTCCTTGATCATTCTTAATAGTTGCCTCATCTGAAATGATGTCTAATGCTGAAGCTATAATAGGATCAGTGTCCATTGCTTCATAATCAGCATAAAGCTGTACTCTTAATGTTTGGTAATTAAGATTAGGGTTATATACGTTTCTTGCATTATGAACGTATAATCTGTTAAATCTATCGATTAACGAATTTGTTTGGTATTTTCCAGTTGTCTGTATTTGATTAACATCAGCGACCTTTAGTTGGTCCCCACCTATATTACGTATTACTACGTCAGATGAGAATAATCTTGCTAATCTACCAAATAGTGAAGTATCCGCCATAGGATATTAAATTTATATATAAATAGTCTATTTTAGTAACCAAGAGATATCTTCTTGACCTCCGGGTGTATCTACAATATAAGGATTTTTTTGCTGACTTCCAACTGATTTAATAACTGCTTGGTTTCTTGAGTTTAAATTACTAAAAGAAGACAGTTGAGCTCTAGCTAAATCTATTCCTTGTTGTCTTAATCTTAATGCTGTATCTCTTACATAAAGTGCAGTTGCACATGCCATAAGTAAATCATCATTATATCTATCTTGAGCTTGAGCTTTACCGTTTTTCCAAACAAATACTCTCATTTCGCTCATTAATCTTTTTGATTGAATAGTAACTGATTTCTCTCTAATATATTCAATCATCTTTGCAATAACTAAAGGTCTTGTTCTAGCTGACATTGTAAAGCCAGGAACAAGTTTATCTCTTTCGTATTTATGCATATAGGATTCTACTGTGTCCATTTGATTTGTAGGACTATAGTATAGGTTTCTATATTCTCTTTCTAATATAGCTTCTATAGTAGCCCACCCAATATTTGCATTTTCTACTACTAGTAATGCTTCATTATATTCAGATGCTATTCCTACTAAGAAGTTACCAAAATCTTTAGGAGATAACTTACCTTTATATTCTGCTACTTGAACACAGTTCTCTATATCAAATATATGAAATGCAGAATAGTCACTAGCATCACCTCGAGCTACATCGGCTACTACCATATAAGATTTAGTATAATCAACTCCTTCCCATACCCATAAGTTACCGTCAACACCTCTTCTTTCCATTGGATCCTTTTCATAGGTCTCTTCGAAGAATTTCATATCATCTGGTTCGAATACTGTATCACCAGAAGCTAAGAAGTCACAATCACATTCTTGACCTGCCATACGAGGACCTAAATCAGAGTCTTGTTGTTCTCTCCATTTTTCATCTCTTTCAGGATGTACTGTCCAAGGTAATCTAATAGGTAAGAAACTATTTTCTCCAGATTCAGCTTTTTCCCAAGTTAAATGGAACCAGTTACCAATACCATTAGGTGTTGATAGTGCCATACATTGACCACCGGTAGCTAGTGTTTGTTGTGCTGCAGTAAATGTCTCTTCAATATTATCAATGAATGCTGCCTCATCTATTAGTAGTAACGATACCGCTTCTGATCTTGCTGCATCTGCATTAGATGATTTAGCTGTTATTTTAGATCCATTTTTTAATCTTAATGATAATTTATTTTTTTCTAAAGCTGGGAGTCTTAACCATTTAGGTAACTGATCATACATAAACATAGTTTTAGTAACTAAGTTACGTGCAGTTGCTTGAGTAGTTGCTAATGCTAATACGTTTTTATCTTTATGAAATAACATCAGCCATAATGAATATGCTGAAGCTAATGTTGATATACCTAACTGTCTTGATTTAAGAGTTATAATATACTGTTCATCTCTAAATAAATGTAATACTTTAGACTGGAAAGGGTAAAGATTAAATAAAATACGTCCACGAGTAGGATGCTGTATATAACAGTACTTCTTCATGAAGTAGGAAGGATCTTTAGCGCACTTGATGTACTCCTGTGCGATTATCTTTTTTATATCTGTACTCATAACTTTTAATCTACGTCAGAATAGTCTATCTCTATACCATTAGCTGACAGTTTTGCTTTTTCTTTAGGTACTATTCTAAAGTCTAAACCATACTTTTGTCCTGCATGTTGTTCAACTGTAAATACTTGTGTTAAATTTTCAGGTATATCATCATATGTAGAATATAATGAAGAAACTAAAATAGTAATAGTATTACCTGATAATACAAAGTCATCTGCATTAAATGTTCTACCTATAATAATAGTTTTAGGAATATCTTTTCCAAAAGCAAATAATTCATTAGCATCAGTTGGTGCATTTTTAACAAATACTTTTGTAATTCTATCTTCAGTTCCTGCTCTATACATTAAGTATTTAGGTTTCTCTTTAGTTGAAACTTCTGTAGGTTTTAAATCTATAGGAAAGTTAGGATCAGTTAAAGCATAGTTAACAAAGTTTTCTCTGAAAGGGGTATTGTTATTATTTACTGATTCCCATCTAAAGCTTCCGTCTTGTTTAACTGAAATGTTAGCTACTACCTTATCGTTAGATTCTAACTGTACATCAGCTTTCATTCCTTTACCAGCAGTAGTTCCTACTTTTTTAGAAGAGGTTACATTTTTAAATGTTCTAGTATTAGAACCATCTTTTAAAATAACTGTTGCTGTTTCACCAGCTTCTTCTATCAATTTATTTACAGTATCTACAAATATTGCTTCGTTACCAACTCCAGCTCCTCCAGGTGCACTAAAGCTAAATATTAAATTAACTTCACCTATTCCTTCTGCATTGAAAGTATACATATTAAATTTACCAGAAGGATTACCATCTCTATGAGGAGTAGAAACTTTAATATCTATATCATCACCAAATGTACCTCTTATCATTTTAAAAAATACATCTTGGTCTTTTATACCTGGTGCTGAAAGTCTATTTGGTTTAGAAGGTAAAGGTTTTATATCGTATTCAGAACCATATTTTGCTACTATAGCTTTTACAGCTTTTATAGTATTAGCTTTATTTTTTACTTCTTCGTTTAGATTAAAGCCAAACATAGATTCGAATATCCTCATATCTTCTCTGTTGTTGATATCAGGGTATCCTTTCTTGGTTCTATACGACCATTCTAGTATGACTCTATCTATAAGGTTCATTATGCTTCTGGTTCTTCTCCTGGTTCTTCAAAGTCGATAGGCTCTCCTCCTAAGTCAGCTCCTCCTTCTTCACCGCCTTCTTCTCCTCCTAAAGCGTCTACTTCATCACCACCTTCTTCACCACCGCCTCCGGCTGCATCACCTCCAGGAAAGTCACCTCCGCCACCTCCACCGCCGCCGGTGTCAGTATCTACTGGTTCTCCTTCTCCTGCTCCAGAAAATGGAGCTTCTTTATAAAGTATTGCAAGTTTATCTAATGCTTGTTGGTATTCAGCTATATTTGAAAGTAAATATCTTTTACCTAATATTTGAGCTTCAAAAGTTTTACCGGTCCATTTTAAGATATAATCTTGTCCATTTTTAAGATTAACTCTAAATGAAGTAGGTCTAGGAGAAATCCAATCTATACTTTCTACAAACTCTTTAAAATCTTCTGTCTGTAATTTAATTATAGCAGTTCTTAAAGTAGGAAATTTACCTAATATTTTATCTGTAGCATCTTCCAATACTGCACCTTTTTCTTCTCCTGGTTCTTCTGGTTCAGGTTCTTGTTCGTTAACTTGATCTAAAAGAGATTCGTCTAAAAGTCCTTTTTGTTCAGCTATCAAGCTACAGTGCACTTTGAAATCTCTTACTAATCCTTCTAAAGCTACTCTTGATCTGATAATAGAATATTGTTCTGGTCTTTCTGTTCTAAGGTATCTTTGTAATTTTCTAAAGTTAGTTTTAATAAGTTCAAATAACTCTCTTGCTGCAGCATCTTTTCTAATATCATCACTTTTCATTAACGATTTTATATCGTCAACTATATTTTCAAAGTCATCATACATTTTAAAGAAAGAAGGTAATTGAATAATTTTATGTTCAACAGAACCAGTAGTTTTGTTTCTACCTGTAAATTTAAAATATGTGTCCATATTTTTAGAGAAGAAATCATCTTTTTTATCTACAGGTCCATACTGTTTTTCTAATCTATCAATCATAGCTTGAGGAATATCCTTAACCTTGAGAGTAGCACCTTTAGGCATCTCATTAAGAACTTCTTTATAAGCCTCTAAAATTAAATTATCTAATTTATTCATTACTTCTTTTTCTTTTTATATCCTTTGTGCCAGTGCTCTGTTTGAGTTTTTATTTCTAACTCGCTTACTGGTATGTCAAGGACTGTATTGCCGTTTTCAAATAAAACGTCATAATGAGTAACTACGTATTTATTTCCTTCTTTGACTAAGGTATGTTTTTCTGGAATACAAGTTCCTTCTCCGTACTTCTCATGAACTACTTTAGAAGCACAATCATGTTTATATCCTGGTGCTGATTCTTTAGATAATTTATCCAAGTATTTAGCCTGATCGCCATGTCCTTTAACAGACTTCTTTAATTGCTTTACAATCTTTTTAACTTGGGCTTTTTCTTTTTTATCTAATTCAGCTTCATTCTTAGGATAATCCTTTCTAGGCATTTGAAGAGTCATATCTTTAATATCTCCTATTACTGATTGCATAGCTCTAGCTAATATTGCAAACTCATCTGCAGGTACATGTATATATTTACCTCCATAATTTATCTGTACCATCAGCCCTCCTTTACCAGCAAATCTAGTTATTTGAATTCCATTTCTGTCGTAAAGATCGGTAGCTTCATTTATAGAAGTATCTAATTGTTGACCTACTCCTATACCTGCTACTTTATTTTGTAAAGCATCTTCTAATTCTTTTTTCTTTCTAGTTAAAATTTTAAGAACATCTACTACTTTTTCTTCTCTATCATTATTAGGTCCTAACATTACAGTTGCTTCAGGTCCTTTTTCTTTGTAGATTTTAGCAAGCATTTTCATTCTGCTAACTATTGAGTCATGCATAAATTGCATATCATCTACTTTTATATGTTTACCTTGAGGTACTGGGTTATCATCTTTGCCTTCAGTTGGATAATTATCATCATCTAAATCATCATAATCTCCATCTTCTAAACCATCAATAAATTTACCTAAGGTAACATTGTATCTGTTATCTGAATATATCATATTGAATACTCCGTATCCATCTAATCTTGAAAGTTCGTTAGGGAAATTCTGTCTTACTATCTCTCTTGCTTCTTCTGCTTTTTCTTCGATTTCATCTGCAAGATTTCTTAAATCTATTACAGCTTCATCTTGTTCAGGAGATTCTTTTAACTCTCCTTTTTCAGCTTTAGTAGCATAGATTGCTTTTCTTTGAGCATCAGATTTATATTTACCTTCTTTAGCCATGATAGTTACTCCACCTGCCATATTAGGAGCTGCATGATGACCATGTTCTTTTGCTCTTTTCATTATACGCTCTTTA